GTGTTGTAGTCTTTCGGCTGGATGACAATGGTGATGGCATCCTTGCAAATGGTCAGCTCTTTCACCTTTGCCTCCAGGATGCCAGGGCCACAGTGGCGGGGGTTTTCCATGCAGCGCAGGGATGGGGCAGTCCCCACCGTTTTCCATGCGGTCTTTACTGTGACAGGGATGTCATCACTGTTATGGCCGATGGAGAAAATGAGGTCTAACACGGTAAACTTTTTTCTCATGCGCTCAGCTCCTCCCTTATCAGGTGCGGGCAGTTTGCCTGGACCAGAGCCTTGGCCATGATCGGCACCACACTGTTGCCGATGCGGGCCACCTGCTCCTTGATGGGGTAGGGCCTGCCCTCGCTGTCATGGGTGATGATGTAGTCCGCCGGAAAGCCTTGCATGAGCTTGAGCTCCGGCTCTGCCTTGAGCATCCGCAGAAAAATGTCTTTGAGGATGTACTGCTGGCCATTCAATTCAGTCACGACATTCACCAGGCCAAAACGGTCTTTGGTGGTGATGGTGGCCAGGGGCTCCTCAAGGGTCTGCCCGCAGCCGGTGCCGTAGTATTTGATGAGAAAAGCGGACACCAGGCCAAAGTGGCCGGGTGAGGTCGTGATGGTGTGGATGGGCTCCCGGCAGCTCTGGCCAATGCCGGTTTTGTAAAACTTGGTTACAAAGGCCGTCACAAGGCCATAGCGGTTGCTGGTGTCAATGGTTTTGATGGGCTCCGTCAAGAGCTGTCCCCGGGCATCTCCCGCTTTGGTTTCTCCGTGGTACTGGATGAGAAAAGCAACGGCCTCCTGGTTGTTCACAATGTAGGGGGTGGGGTTTTCCACAACATACTTGCGGTAGCCATTCGCAATGCGGCGCATGGTGGCATCCGCCAGAGGCTTGGGCCGGTTGAAAATAGATCGCCCCAGGTCAGACCAGTCAATGAAGTTCCCGCAAGGGAGCCATTTCTCTGTGCCATTTCCGCCGTCTTTGCTATGCGTAGGCGCTGGCCAGATGATGGGGCGCCGGTCCCGTCTAAAGATGGCGTACCACCGTTTTCTGGTGGTTGGGGCTCCATAGTCAGCGGCCACAAGCTCACGGCTGTCAAAGGCATATCCCAGGGAGCACATGGCCTTGATGAATTTGTTGTAATCTTCCCCGGCCCGCTCCTTGATGGGTCTGCCGGTGCTGTCCAGAGGGCCCCATTGCTGGATTTCCTCAACATTCTCCATGATGATAATTTCCGGCAAAATGGCCTTTGCGTGTTTGTAGACGGCCCAGGGGAGAATACGGAGCCCCTGGTGCCGGGGCTGTCCGCCCTTGGCCTTTGAGTGGCTGGTGCAGTCTGGTGAGGCCCACATGAGGTCAACGGGTCTGCCAGCCACATATTTCTGGAGGTCAACGGTGAAAATGTCCTCCGTTAAGTGCAGGGTGTGGGGGTGGTTGACCTTGTGGATGCGGATGGCCTCCGGGTCATGGTTGATAGCAATGTCAATGGGACGGTTTAGGGCCAGCTCAATGCCTTTGCTGGCCCCACCGCCACCGGCAAAGCAGTCAATGAGTAATCCGCTCATGCTGGTGTTCTCCTTTGTTGTTTTTTCCACTGGAAAAATAGCGGTCAGTCAGGCCGGAAACCATGCCGGGCAAGGTAGCGCTCCGCCTGCCGTTCTTGGGTAAAAGAGCGGCTTTTGCGGCGCTCACGGTCCCGCCCATAGACAACGGTGGAGCCAATGCCTTTGACCACCCAGTAGTCTTTGTTGTGCTTGCGAACGGGGTTATAATAGATGGCCTCGCCTTTGTCATTTACCATGTGCATGGTCTTGGCCTCCTTTATCAGTCTTTGGTGAAGTAGTAGCCCACCCAGCCAGCGGCTTTGAGGGGCAGATCAGGTGCCCAGGGCACCGGCTCCCCCATGATGGAGCAGACGGTGGAGAGCATGGTGTCCTCATCGGCAAAGGGGGCCACATCAATGACCACCTCATCATGCACATGGAACACCACGGGGAGCTTGGCGGCCTCCAGCCTGTCAATGGATGCGGCCAGACAGTCCCGGGCGATGGCCTGCACACAGTTCTCCACCAGCTTGCCGCCGTAGGTTTCAATGCGTTTCCACCGCTTGGTTTTCTGGTCCATGCCCATGTAGGAGATGGAGGGCCGCCCCCATTCGTTCTGGCCAATGCTGGGGTTTATGTAGTAGAGCTTGCGCCCGGACGGGAGCAGGATGGTGAGGCAGTCAGTGCCGTTGTCATAGTCATACTCACGGGCCAGCAGCA